ACAATTCCACTTATCATTGATGAGATTCCAGTTGCTTGAATTCCACCATTTGGTGGAGAAGAAAAAGCAACATTGGGTGATGTTGTGTAACCAGATCCTCTGTTTGTTATATTAACAAATCTTACTCCACCATTTACTATTCCAGTGAATGCAGTAGCTGTAGATCCAACACCAACCATTGATAGTGTTTGAATATATCCTTCACCAATTAAGTTATTATCAATATCTGTAATATCTGTATCAAATACATCACTTGCAGCAAGTCTATAAAGTTCACATCTTAATTCATAAACATAATTTTTCTTTAATTGGAAAAAAGGACTTTCATGTTCAACATATTTAATTTCAAAAATTCTATCACCTAAAGGAAAATATATTAAATCTCCTTCTTTTGGTCTTGAAGATAATTCAATATTTGCACCAGCAGCAACTAATGGTTGCAAATAATCTCTATATCTTCTTTGTGATATTACTATTGTTAAATCATCTTGTTCTTGAATTCCAAATTTTGATAGTAATGTTCCAGCACCTTCATATCCGCTATATGTGCTTACATATGCTTCTATAGCGTAAGCATCATTGTATTCAGATTGTATTATTTCTTTTATAATAGTTGCTTTAGTTACATAAGATCTAGGTATATAATATACATCAATACCATACATTCTAATTTGTTCATCTACAAGATCCTGTACTAAATTTTGCTCTGAAGATGTTCCTTGAGTAAAGTATGGATTTAGCATTTTTTATACCTCAACCTATCATATCTAAAGGAGGTAATTCATATGTTGTCATCATGGATTCTCGTATTTCAAGTAATTCTCTCTCAGCATCATCATAAATTTGTCTTCCATTAAGTTCAACTCCTCCTGGAAGTTTAACACCTTGGAATTTAATTAAATTTTGACCCCATTGACGCTTTATAAGAGCAGTTAAGTATCTTTTCAAAAATGAATCATTCCAAACCCTTGTATTCTCTGTAGGATCAATTAATCTCCAACAATCTATAACAAGATAATTTCCTGCAGTAACAGTATTCCAATCAATATCAAGGTATAATCTATCAGATCTTTGATTAAATCTAATTTGCTTATCTGTCGATAACAGAAAATCAATATCTTCAAGATAAGTTTTTGTCATTGCATAAGATAATAATTCAACAGATCCCCAATAATAGATATCATTTAAAAATAGTTGATATTTTAAACTGAACATCCCACTTGAAATTGAATTAGAACCCTCAGTCTTAAATATTTTATTAACTCCAATAACAGATGGCGGAACCTGCAAATAATTTCCAGTTTCATGAAAATTAAACTGTGTTGTTAGTCCAACAGAATGGTTTACTGTGGTTGTTGTTACACCAACCCCACCAGCACCATTTGCCTTACCTCTGTTTATATCATCTTCAGTAATTTGATATTTTAAATATGTTTGAGCGACTCCATCAAAGTGACGCTCATGAAAATATTGAAGTGCATCATCAACTAAATCATCAAGTTGTTCACTTGCTACATTAATTTCTAATACAGGAGCACCAAGTTGCCTTTTACAATAATTTATTAACTCCGACCTACTTGTTGGTTGTGCCATGATACACTTATCCTTTTAAGTATTTATTTTACTTATCCTTGTGCCATCTTCAAAAGGAGATTTTTAATCTCCTTTATATCATCTTTTACAGATTTTATATCATATTCTAATGCAGATATTCTTTCTTCTTCACTTTCCTTTAATTTTTTCATTTTTAAATAATTATCATATTCATTTATATTTGTATTAACTATTGCATTAGTTTTTTGATCTCTGTAAAGATCTGGGTTATTTTTAACTTTAATTCTCATATCAAGCAAGTGCAATGGTTCTAAACTCTCTAAATCTAGGTGGGAAACTTTGAGATGTAGAAGTTGCAACTAATTTAATAGTAAAGTATTTAAATGATTCTAAATTATCTATTGAGAATTCATAATCTTTAAATACTAAGTCTTTAGACTCAAAAGCATAGTTACTAACTTTTATAACCTTTTTATCTGATGTTCCATCATTATCATTAATATCAATTAATTCTCCAGATGCTATTCTATTTGTATATCCTGGGAATGGATAATATGTTAAAGAATTTAGTTGCTCTGAATCATTTGTAACAGCAAAGAATGCTCTTAGATCACAATATCCATTAATATGTGCAGACACAATCGTTTTAATTGATGTTGCAGGTATTTCAAGTTCAATTGGTTTTGTTGCATATACAAATGCTGATGGATCAAGTTCTAATTTTGAAGTTCTATTATCATTTACATAATCTGTAATTATATTATTAACTCTGTTAGATACTAAAACTGCCCCAACTCTATCTAAGTCAACTACTGGTGATAAATTAGCATCTGTAGTTGATAAAGTTAATTCAATTTCTAGAGATTTTTTGCCAGGAAGTAATCCAAGCAATTTATCAGAGTTTACTTTTGATGCAATCAATCTAGGAGTAGAGAAATAATTATTTTCTGTTAATGATATTGGTTCATAACCAGAATCTAAGAAAGAAACTTCATTTCCACTTACACTAGTTGATGTAACAGTTCTAATTTGTGAATATATTTCAGTTCCGGGAAGAATTAAAGTTTGTATAATTGGTTTAATTAATTCATATTGAATATTTTTGGATGCACTTATAGTGTATAAACCACAAACTTTAGTATCATTAAATTTTAATGCCGGATATTGTGCTGTATCTTGGGATCTATCAATACCATTTGCAGATGTGTCTATCTTAATATAATAATGATCCAATCCAATCTTTCCTTCAGGAGGATCAATTGTTACATCTTGAAGATCATGAGTTTTATTTATTCTTCTTAAAGAAATACCATTTAATTCATATTTTAGAACAGAAGTGTTTACTAGATGTTCTAATGGAATTGTAGAATCAATACCTCTAGTTATTCCTGTTAAAGTATTTCCAGATACACCTGTATAAGATATAATTTCACTATTAATGTTTATGTATCCAGGGTTAGAAGCACTGACAGAAATATTTTCAAAAGTTTCAAATCCTATTGTTGAATCTAGTGGAAGTGGATTAGAAGAATTTACAGGATAAGTTGCGGACATCTCTGCAACATTTTCTTCACTAAATACACCAGAAATTTTAACTGTATTAGTTAATGAATGCATTCCATGATTAAGATGATTTACTTTAATATGAAGACCATCAGAAATAACTCTAGGAGTGCTGCTAACAAATACATTAGTATTATCACTAAGTGATGATGTTATTCCAGAAGAATTAATAAACTTAATTGTTTTCCCAGCACCAACAACAAATGTTCCTTGAACTTGATCGATAATAAGTTCATTAATTCCAAATACATTACTTACACTCAATACTAAGTTTCTACCAAGTGAATCATTACCAATAGATTCTGCAGTTAATGTATCTCCAATAACAAAACCATTTCCTCCAGATACTATAGATGCGGAAGATACTTCTCCATTAGTTACTGTAATATTTGCAGTTGCATTTTGCCCACTTCCAGTTATTTTTACTAAAGGAACATTGTTAAATGTATATGTTCCAGTTCCTGGAGTATATCCAATACCAGGATTGGTTACACTTAAAGATCCTGTTGCAATTCCTGCTCCACCAACATAATTACCTGTAGCAAATGTTCCCTCCTGAATTACTGTATTTCCAGGAACAATCATTGTTCCGCTACTGTGAATATTTACAGTAGTACCAAGACCTACTCTAATTCTATTTGATTGAACAAATAATGGATTTTCATTTAAAGTTGCAGTAGGAACATCTGGATTAAAGAAACTTACAGACCCTTCTGAATTAAATCTAGCTTTATATAAAGTGAATTTTAAATCTTCATACTGGCTAGCAGTCCATGTTGTTCCATTTTGAGATTTAAATAGAGATCCTAATGTTGGTTGTGATGTAACTGGAATTCTATCATTAACATTAGAAGAAGTAGTTACATCAGGTTCACCCAGTCTAGATATCCATACATTAAAATTAGTTACTTTAGATCCAACTACCACACAATGTTCCGTTCCTCCCTCAAGATAAATTGGTGCATCAAATACAATTGTTGTAGGAACACTTGAGTCATCGGAAACTAAGATTTCACTAGAATTAATAACCTTTGATGACATTGGATATGCAGTTTTATCTGGTGATCCATATTTCATTGGTCTTAATTCTACAAACACTGATTCCTCATTTGATCCTTTGCTTT